GTGGCGACGACTCCCGTTGATTTTGCGAGAGTAACCTTAATAGAGTCTAGGTTGACAGGTTGGTGGCTAGCTATGACCGCCAGTGATCTAGCCAAGGAGTGGGAATGCAGCCGGCAGGCCGTGGCCAAGTGGGTGGCTAAGGGCATGCCGTTGACCAGCATGGAGGAGGCCAGCGCATGGAGATCTGCAAATTCTCAGAGGGCGCCTAGATGTAGGGTCGTCCAAGCTGCTGCGGCTTACACGGACCCGGCCGGGCCGGTGAGCCTAGAGACGGCTGTACCAGGGGAAACGCCGGAAGTGACAGAAGTAAGGGAGCGATCCAACCGAGCAAAGGTTGCGGAGCGTGAAGCCATGAAACTTTTGGATCAAGCCAAGGAGGCCAAAGACGTTCACGGGATCCGGCTGGCTTTGGACAAGGTAATAACGACCCAAGAGCGGGCCCGGGATGCGGCAGATGAGCTGTCCAAGGCCCGAGCGGTTGCCGGGATTATGATGACAGTTACCCAGCACACCCAAGTGGTGGAGCGGTTGGCCGCAGAATTTCAGCGCGGCCTAGAGGCGCTGGTCAACAAGGGCAGCCGGCTTGTCGGGAAAAGCGCCGAGGAGATCCATGATATTATGCGCGAGGAAACTGGTCGTACTTATGAGGCCATAAAGGCCCGCATGATTGCATGACCATTACGTCATCATCACAAGTCCATGGGGCAGGGGCGGCTTTTAAGTTTCTTCGCCCCGCGGGGATGGATTCAGTGAGCCGGTGGGCGGAGCAAAGCATTTGGTTTTCTGAGCGCTACAGTCCTAGCAAGCCAGGCAAGGTCAGCTTGGACTCCATGCCCTATCTGCGCGAGGTGCTGGATAGCGCCACGGCTCCGGGCGTGCATGAGCTGACGCTATGTTTTGCGGTCCAGTGCGGTAAAAGCACGGCCCTGCAGCTCATGCTGGCCCACCGACTGACCAACAGGGCGACGCCCTGCATGGTGGTCCTGCCGTCGCTCAAGCTGGCACGCTCCATCAGCGCTGACCGATGGATGGAATTGGTCCAGAGCAACCCGTGCCTTAGCCGGCTTTGCCCGGACAATGACGATGAGATGAAGCTGGACGAGCAGAGATTTCGATCTGGCACGGTTTGGTGGGTGGGCGCAGGCAGCGAGAGCAATCTTTCCAGCCGCAGTGTCGGCATGAGTATCGCCGACGAGATCGACAAGTTTCCAGACTGGAACACCAAGGAGGCCGCTCCGCTTCAGCTAATCGGCGCCCGGATGGAATCTTTCCCGCACTGGCTTTATGTTCAGGCGTCCACCCCGACGATTGACCAGGGGGTCAACATCTGGACAGAATTTCAGCGCGGTGACCAGCGCTACTACATGGTTGCATGCCGCGAGTGCCATCATCAGTTCAACCTGGAGTGGGAGGGCATTAAGTGGGACGAGTCCTCTTTTGAGGCAGATTCTGAGACGTGGAATTTTGAAAAGCTAAAGGCCACGGCCCATTACGAATGTCCGGGCTGCCGCCGGCAAATCCCTTTTAGCGAGCGCAATGAGATGATGCGGCAGGGCAAGTGGAAGGCCTCAGCCCAAGGCGAGCCGGGGCGCCGCAGCTATCACCTCAACGCGCTCTACAGCCCGCACAAGACCTGGGGCGAGCTGGCTGTCATGTTTATCCAAGACAAGGAAAGCATCCGCGGGCTGCACCATTTTGTGAACAGCTATCTGGCCAAGCCATGGACTCCGGCCGCGGCCACGGTCAAGCCAAGCGCCGTCGAGGACGTTATCAAGGCCAGCCCGGAGTATCTGCTGGGCGAGTGCCCGATGGATCCGGACGGGCTAATGATGGCGGTGGACGTTCAGCAGACGGAGCTTTGGTACACAATCCGGGCCTACGGCAAAAACGCAGGGAAGCCATGGAGCGCGCTAGTGGACTACGGCCAGCTAATAGGCTGGGACGCAGTCCTGCAAAAGTTTGGGCAAAAGTATCCGGTGCGCGGCAAGGAGGGCGAAGGCCGAAGCTGCTTGGGCGGGTTTGTGGATTCTGGTTACGCGGCCCGGAGGACCGGAGGTGTGTACGAGTTTGTGATCAGGGCGGCCGGAAAGTTTTGGGCCAGCAAGGGACGTGCAGCCAGTGCCGGGATGCGGGCCAGCGTGGTAAAGCAGGTCGTCGAGCACCTGGGCCGGACTCTGCCTTTGGTCCAGTACGACGATAATGTTTTCAAACACACGCTTTACATCAACAAAATCAAGGAGCGTACCGGGGCGGACTGGTGGCTGCCGCGCAATCTTGGCCGCGACTACATCAGCCAGCTGACGAATGAACGGCTGGTGGAGCGCAAGCTGCGCTATGGGCAGAGAGAGCTGACGTGGGAGGTGGTGGGCGCGAACCACTTGGGGGATTGCGAGAAGCTGGTGCTGGTGTTTTTAGAGCACGAACAAAACCGGCCGCATGAGGCGGCCGCTAAATTGACAGCATGAAGGGCGCGTGGAGCGTGGGCTCATCTTTTCCCTTTGGATCCAGGCATCGAAAGACCCTGTGGCCCTCCGCCTTGCCTTGGAGGCTCTTGCGGCCGGGCAGGCCAACACTTTCACCAACGGGGGCAAGGTAATGGTCAGCGCATCCGTGGCCGGCAAATCGTTCAGCTACCAGCTGCAGCCCGGATTTAATCCCGCCGGCGTTGCCCAGCTAGCGCTTAACTGCTGGAAATCCGTGAAGGGTTTTACCACGTCCACTGAGGTTGAGGATTTTCTGACCAAATCCACCGGCTCGGTCTCCTATCCGTCCTACCCGTCCGAGGTTTTCTAAGATGGGATCCTGGGGCAACTGGTTCGGCCGGATTATCCGTGCAGGCGAAAACGACCAGCGCCGTCGCCGCTATATTTACGCCACGCCCCAAGACACCAAGACAGACCTGACGACCGCCAGTCGCCGGCAGGTGCTGGGGCTGGCCCGGTATTTTTACTACAACAACCCCGTGGTGCGCGGGGCGATCGACAGCATCACCCGCAACTCCATCGGCCCGGGCATCAAGTGCCAGGCCCGCACGGAGGACGAGGGATGGAATCGCGCCACGGAGGAGTGGTTCCGCTCATGGGAGATCGCCTGTGACGTCCGTGGCATTTTGGATTGGGCCTCGTTCCAGCAGGTGGCTTGCCGGGCGATGCTGCGGGACAACGAAGTATTTTGTCTTTTGATCGACAACGGCGATGGATGGCCCCAACTGCAGATGGTCGAGGCCCACCGCTGCGAGACACCGGCCTACCTTTCCGGCGAAAAAAGGATTTTTGACGGGGTACGCACCAACGCCCAGGGCCGTCCGCTTTCCTACTACATTCGCACCGGCGACGGCGACAAATACACCGAGGTGCAGTCGTCCGACCTCTTGGTACTGGCGGAGCGAGACCGGCCGGACGAGCTGCGCAGCATCTCCCGGCTGGTGACCTGCCTCAACCTCTTGCAGGACCGCGACGAGATTCTGGACCACGAAGTGCAGGGCGTGAAACGCGCCGGCGCCATCGGCCTTGCCTTGGAAGGTCAGGGAAACACCGGGTTTTTCGGACCTGACACCACCAGCGACGACGGCATCACCACGGACAAGATCCTGGGCGGAGGAGCCATCTGGAACCTGCCTGCCGGCAAGACACTCAAGGAAATCAAGAACGACCGCCCCGGGCCCAACCTGCAGGAGTTCATGGATCAGATTTTGCGGGCCGCTGCGGCCGGCCTTGGCCTGCCTTACGAGTATTTGTGGAAAGCCGACCTGTCCGGCCCTTCGCAGCGCTTTGTCCTAGCACAAGCCCAGCGCCGTTTTGACGAAGTGGCGCAAGCCATCACTAGCCAGATGGTCAGCCGCGTCCGCCTCTGGGCGCTGGCCAAGGCCATCAAGCGCGGAGACCTAACCCCGCCCCGCGGGATGGACCGCTGGTGGCAGGCGGTTTACCACACACCCCAACGCACCACCATTGACGCCGGACGCGACAGCGCCGCCGACCGTGAGGATCTGAAGCTGGGCCTGACGACCATGGCGCACATTTACGCAAGCCGCGGAGAGGATTGGCAGGAGGCTGTGGACCAGAAGATTGCCGAGGCCACCTATATCCGGCGCAAGGCGGAGGAGGCCGGACTGATGGCCTCTGACGTCCAGTTTATCCCCAACCAACCGGCCCCGCTCACCCCTCCGTCCGCCGAGCCGGCTGTTGACCAGACCGTCCAGCCAGAGCTGGCCGCGCCCACCGTGACCGTCACCATGGCCGCGCCGGTAGAAGTGACCCAGCCCGAGCCCTCTCCGGCGGCCGTTTTGACCGAGGCTTTTACCATGAGGGACGAGCCCGACCTGCAGCTGTCCGACAAGGAGCTCAACATGGTGGTCAAGGCGATCGGCCTAAAAAACAAGCCCGCTAAGAAAAAGAAAAGCTAGGGTTTTGACACGCCCCGCCAGCACATGGCCGAAAAGAAATTTAAGGGCATATCCGTCATCACTGCTGGCCCCGCTCTTGGCCACGGCATGGTCATCGACGCGGAGACTCTTTCCCAGGTTGTCGAAAAAGGGAACGAGGCAGGACAGGTCAAGGTCCTGTCGGATCACTCGTCCTCCGTCTCCAACATCATCGGCTATCTGGAAAACTTTGGGCTGGATGGCGGCCGCGTCCGCGCCGACCTGACTCTTTTTGAAAGCCATGACGGCTTTCAGTATTTCAGCGAGCTGATCACCACGCTTCCTGGTCAGATCGGCTTTTCCATCAGCTTTAGCGGCGTGCCCCGGGAGGCGGCCGACGGCACCCAGCTGGCCACCGTGCAGACGCTCTTTTCCGTGGATCTTGTGCTGACTCCGGCCGCAAACCCCACCGGGGTTTTCCATGCGCGGGTTGACAGCAAGCAAAACGCCGTGACCAAAACATCACAGGTTGAAGAAACCAAGCTAGAGACGCCCGCCACGGAAGCGGCGCCCGTAGCCCCGGCGGCCCCGGCGGCAGAGCCCGCCAAACTGGCCGAGCCCACCCTCTCCGACATCAACGCCAAGCTGGACGCCATCATGGCCATGCTGCAGGCCGATGTCGTTGAGGACGTGGTCGAGGAGCCCATGACCGGCAAGCCCGAGGAAAGCAAAATGGAAGCCGCCGTGGAGGCATCTCCCGTGGCCGAGGAACCCAAGGCCGAGCCCGTCCAGGAGACCGTGGCCGCGGAAGCCAAGATCGAGGAGATTAAGGCCGAAGCTCCGGCATCCAACGAGGCCGCCGCTCTCAAGGCCGAGCTGACCACCCTCAAGATTGATCTGGAAGCCTCGCGTGGCATCAAGCCGCTCGAAGTTTCCGCTGAACAGAATTTCTCGCGTTCCGACCTGCTTTCGCAGTTCAACGCGGAAAAGGATCCCCGCCGCGCCGCGGAGATCTTCAAGAAAATCAAACTGGCGCGATAACCCAAAGGATAACCAAACACCATGGCTAACACACTCGGTTCCGTCTCGAACGGAAAGGTCATCGCCCAGCGTGCGCTGGAATTGCTGACCGAAAACTACAACTGGATCTCCGCCGGCGTGAGCGACTTCTCGGACGCCACCGCCCGGAAAGGTGATTCCATCACCACCCACATCGTCAGCATCCAGTCCGCCTCGGACTACAGCTCGACCGCCGGCTACGTTCCCGCGGACGTGACGCAGACCGACGTGACCGTGACGCTCAACAACTTCAAGCACACGACCTACGCGGTAAACGACGACGAGCGCACCAGCTCCAACATCAACCTGATCGAGCGTTTCGCCGAACAGGCCGCCCACGCGCTGGGCAAGGCGATGGTGGACTCCGTCCTGGCTCTCGTGACGACCCACTACAGCTCCACGCTGTCCGTGTCGGCCGATGCCATGACCTTCCGCTCCATCGTGAGCGCGGGTCTCTCGCTCGACAACAACAAGGTGCCCATGGGCGGCCGCTTTGCGGTTCTCTCCCCGGGCAACTACGCCAGCCTGCTCAACGATTCCAACATCGTGGCCAACGCGCAGCGCAGCGGTGACGTCGTGGCCTCCGGCCAGATCGGCACCGTGGCGGGCATCTCCGTCTACGGCTACAACGGCCTCGCGGCCGGTGTGTCCAAGGGCTTTGTTGCCCAACGGGAAGCCCTCGTCGTGGCGACCCGCCTCCCGGCGATCCCCGACGGCGTCAGCCTCCCCGGCAACGTCGAAGTGGTGACGGAACCCAAGAGCGGTCTCAGCCTGCAAGTCGCGGAGCACTACAACTTCCGCCTCGGCAGCCACGAGCGGTCCTATCGGATCCTCTACGGTGTCGGCCGCGGGCAGACCAGCTCGCTCGTCCGTATCGTCTAAGTAATTAGACCAACTGGTGGGCCGGCCGCATCGGGGGGTGCGGCCGGCCTTCCTCCTAAAGAAAATGAAGCACCCCCCTCTTGTTTCGATCGCCCTCATCGCCGGCCCCGGCGAGGGGGCGATCTTGCGTAGACTCATCGAATCCGCCCGCGGCCTGTGGGACGAGGTCGTCGTGGTGGCGGCCGTCGGCAAAAACAGCTCGGACGATCTGCGCCAATCGCTCCAGGACGCGGCCGGAGAGGCCGGCGTGTTTGCGGAGTATCACAACGCCCCGGAGAACGCCGAGTGGCCTCACATCGACAATTTCGCCGCCGCCAGAAATCAGGCGTTCAGCCTAGCCAAGGGCAAGTTTGTCCTGTGGGCGGACTGCGACGACGTCTTTGAGCCCGGCCAAGCGGCCCTGCACCGTGCCCAGATTGAGGCGAGGGAAGCCGGCAAAGAGGAGTGGGATCTGCTGGTCACCATCTATGACGTGCAAAACAGCGGCATGCGCAACAACCGCCGGGAGCGGATTTTCCGCCGGATGCCGGACGGCAAGCTCTCCGCCTATTGGGAGCGACAGATCCACGAGCGGGTCAAGCCCGTGGAGGGTGCCAAGATTGGCCTGGCCAACCACCTGCGCATCCTGCACGCGCCCGCAGGGCCGAAGGTCACCTCCGCCGAGCGCAACAAGCGGATCATCGCCAGCCGGCTGCAGGGCATCGGCATGGAATGGTACTACCTGGCGCAGGAGCATTTTCTAAAAAACAACTATCAGGAAGCCATCGGTCCGTGCCTGCTGGCACTGGAACACGCCGACGTGGGCGCCACGGAAAAATACCAGCTTCACGTGGAGGCATCCATGATGCTGGCCGAGCGCAACAAGCGGCTGGAGCACCTTGGGAAAGCCATCACGCTTTCCCCGATGCGCAGGGAGGCGCACGGCCTGCTGGCCACGGACCGCATGGATCACGGGGATTTTGCCACGGCCTACCACATTTTGAAACAGGTGGACGTCATGCCGTCCACGCAGGATTGGAACCAGGAGAACCGCTGGTATAAGCACCTACCGCGGCAGCTGATGGCGCAGTGTCTGCGGGCGCTGGGGCAGCACGACGACGCCAAGGCGTTGGTGCGGGACGGCTTCCGCGGAGCCTGGGGACGGATCACCGTCATCCACGCCGGAGAGCCGGATGACTGCCTAAAATCCATGGCGCTCTATACGGACTGCGCGGACGCCTCCAACGGCATCCAGCACCTGCTGCTCACTCAGAAGGGCCACAAAATTGCGGACCGGCTGCACATTGTGCAGAGCGCCGAGGAAAGCATCGCCGAGGCGCTGGGCGACGTGGTGCTGATGGTGAAAGCCAAGGATGCTCCGCTGCCCGGCCTGCGATGGGACGCGGCCTTGTTGGAAGAGGGAACCGTTCCGTCGGGGGCGGAGCAGCTGCCCAGTCCTGTCGACAAGAAAAGCCGGGTCGTCATCGGCCTAACCACCACGCCGAAGCGGATCCACACCGTCTTGCCCACCATCCAGAGCTTTTTGGCTCAGTCCATGCCGGCGGATCAAATTGTGCTTTCCGTGGCTGAAAAGCTGGCCCGCACCGGTGAACGATTCCCGGAGATCCCGGCCGAGCTGCAAAAACTGGCGGACGACGGGAAGATCACCATTTACCGCAGCCGCGATCACGGCCCGGCGACCAAGTTCGTTGGGGCGGCCTGGGCGGCGGACGAGGCCGGGGCCCAGGACGATTTCGTCATCTGGTGCGATGACGACATCCTGTACAGCCCGCGGATGGTGCAGACGTTGGTGGAGAATTGCCCAGACAAGGCGGCCATGGGCCTGTGCGGCTTTTTTATGACCGGGCCCAAGGGTTACGCCATCGCACCCGACCACCTCGGCCACGCGGAGATTCTGGAGGGCTTTGGGGCGATCGCTTGCCGGCTGAAGGACATGCCCGATCTGGGCCAGTTCCCGTCCTTCACGGCCAAGGAGTTTGCCCAGCTGGACGAAAAGGGCCGGGCGCGTTTCATGGCGGATGATTTTGTCATGTCCCACGCCCTGCGGGAAAAGGGGACGCGGACATTGGTCTGCGCCACGCCGGACTACAACCGCACCAACGGCATCCGGATCCGCCCAGAAGGGCTGGGCGAGGATGCGGTTCAAAACAACAAGGGCACGGGCGGAAACCTTGCCGCCTACGCGCTGCTTAAGGCATGAAAAAAACCCTGACGATCAGCGGCCACAGGCGGCCGGACTATTTCCAGCGCGTGCTGTCCGCGCTCTCCTTTTGCGATGGCGTCAGCGAGTACGCCGTCACTGCCGTGCTGGATCCCAGCGAGTGGACCGACCAGCTGGCCGATATCGCCCGTGGCCACGGCATGGCCGTGCATATTCCGGGAAAGCACCTTGGCTGCGGGGCGGCCATCCGGCACTGCTTGGCGCTGGGCTTTGAGGCGTCTGACTACCACATCCATCTGGAGGACGACACCGTCCCCAGCCCGGACGCTTTGCGTTGGTTTGAGTGGGCCGGCCGTCAAGCCAGTCCCATGACCCTGACCATTTCCGGCTACAACCAGCACGCCGGAGATGCCGAGGCCAACACGGCCGGCTGGCGTCATTGGTTCACCCCGTGGGGCTGGGCCACGTGGCGGGACTATTGGGAAAAATATCTTTCGCCCTCCTGGGACGACTCTTTCTGGGACGGCGGGGTACAGCGCATCCGCGACAATTTGGGCATGGGGGAGATGTTCCCGCGCGTCAGCCGGATCCAGAACATCGGCGCCACCCGTGGCGCCTTTTGCCCATCAGAAGATTTTCACCGGAAAAATCAGCACGCCACCCGCGTGGCTGGGCCGGAGGACAAAACAGAAAGGTGGATCCTCGCATGAACTACGCATTTTTAATCGCCTACCGGGCGCGCCCGCCCCAGGAGTTTAGAAAACTTGAGCTGGAGGCGCTGATCGAAAACATCCGCGCCGTCATGGCCAAAAACCCGCGCCACACCTACAAGATCTGGGTCGGCGAACAGGACGACGACAAAAAGTTCAACCGCGGCTGGCTGCTCAACTCCATTTTCAACGAGGCGGCAAGGGAGGACGAAAACGCCTGCTTCGTTCACGTAAACACGGACTACCAGCTTCCCGTGGCCGAGCTTCCCGGCGAGCTGGAGGAGATGCCGGAAGGCTTTCTGGATCTGCATGGATACCCGCTGGCCTTGGGCGCGTTTTGCGCGTTTTCGGCCAAGGCGTACCGCGCCTGCAACGGATTTCCAAACGACCTGTGGGGCTGGGGCGGGGACGACTGGGCGATCTGGAAACGGATCGAGCTGGCCGGCCTCAAGGTGGATCGTCCAGGGCACCTCTACAACCGCTGGATCCTGGAGGGCAAGGAGCACGTCCGCGACGAAAGCAACAACGCCGAAAACATCACCAAGGCCCTGGACGTCACCGGCGCCAGCATGATGCAGAACGGTGCCAACACCGCCGCCTACTGGATCAGCCGATCCTCCAGCCCGGGCCTGCAGGGGGACGTGCGCTGGCGCAGCTTTCAGCAGCCCAAGCACTTTCTGGTCACCGGCGGCGCGGGCTTTATCGGCAGCCACTTGGTCGACGAGCTGTGCCGGACGTGGAACCGCGTGGAGGTGATCGACAGCCTGCGGTCCGGTTTCCGGCAGCAGGTCAACAACCGGGCCAGCCTGATTGAGCGCGACATCCGCAGCTACGAATCCATCTGCCAGCTGTTTGACGGCAAGGACGGCGTCTTTCACCTGGCGGCCATCGCCCGGACTCCGTGGTGCATTGAGGATCCCATTCTTTGCTATCAGACCAACGTGATGGGCACGCTGCACGTGTGCGAGGCCGCCCGGCAGGCCAAGGTGCCCCGCGTCGTGCTGTCCAGCTCCAACGTGGTCTATGCCTTTATGACACCCTATCGCACCGGCAAGGAGGCGGGCGAGGGGATCGGGACCACGTATGCCGACATGTACGGGCAAAGCGTCATTAGTTTGCGCTACAGCAATGTCTACGGCCCGCGCCAGAGCGAGACCGGCCCCAGCCCAAACGTCTTTGCGGCTTTGCGAAAAAGCCGGCGGGACGAGGGCCGGTTGGTCATTACCGGAGACGGCGAGCAGACGAGGGATTTCACCCACGTGTCTGACATTGTGCAGGGAAACCTGCAAGCCATACGGTCCCGCCATTGCGGGGTGGTGGATCTTTGCACCGGAAAGAACTGGAGCCTGAATCAGGTGGCCAAGTGGTTTGGCGGCGAGATCCGCTACACCGACGAGCGTCCCGGGGACGTGAAGCACATCGTGCAAAACCCTGAGGATGCCCGGCTGATTCTAGGCTGGGAGGCCAAGGTGAATCTGGCCGACGGCATCCGGGATGTGCTGCCGGAAGTATCTTTGACACAGGCACCCACGGCGTGACCGAGCTGGACAGCCTGATGACCGCCGGCCTTTCCGACATGATCGCCGGGGCCGGATCCGTGACCGCCTCCATCGGAGGCACCACGGTCACCGGCATGTATACGCCCGGCGAAAAGAGCGGGGAGCTGGGCATGGGCGGACTCGTCACGCCCGCCCCGGCAGAGTTTGTTTGCCCGGCCACGGCCGCCAGCGCTCCGTCTCTGTTGGGCACGATCACCGTGGCCAACGCCACCAAGCGCGTGATGAGCACCCAGGAGGACGGCGGGCTGATCACCATCACGCTGGGCAATCCCGAGGACGTGCGATGAGCCTGCGCCTTTCCTTTGAATCCAAGCTGGCGGACTACCTTACAGCCGTCAGTCCGTCCAAGCCGTCCGCCCTGCAAGTGCAGGCCGCTCATAAAATCACGGAGCTGGAGATGCCCGCGCTCGTCATCCACGCGGAAAGCGCGGAGACCATGGAGGAGGGGATCCAGACCAATACCCGCAAGATCACCGTGCAGGCCAGCGTGATGACGCCCATCCAAGAGACGGCCACCGTGGCCAGCCACACCGCCGCTTTTCTATGGGCGGAGGCCCGGCTCAAGGATCGGGCCGCCATGATCTCCGGCATCACCGCCGGGGTCACCATCCTGGGCAGCCACATCCAGGCCGAGCGCACCGAGACCAACGAGCGGGCCATGGCCGACAGCCTGACCGCCATCTTTTACGTAGACCCGTCGTGATCGGGGAAATCACGGAGCACTTTTTTGGCTCCGTGACGGAGCTGTCCTGGTACGAGGACGGCCGCGGCAAGCTGATGGAAATCCTGCGGGGTGAAGGGGTGGATTTTGGGCAGGCCTACGTCACCACCTGCCGCCCCGGGGTGGTGAAGGCATGGCACCATCACGAGCGCCAAACCGACAGGATGATCTGCCTCCATGGCGCCCTGCAGATCGGTTTGGTTGATTTGCGGTCAGAAAAGACCGCCACCGTTTATTCCAGCCCGCACGCGCCTCGCCTAGTGACCATCCGCCCGGGCATCTGGCACGGCTTTTCGGCGGTGGGGGCGGAGGAGGCGATTGTCCTAAACCTGCCCGATCGCGCCTACGACAGAAAAAATCCAGATGAGCAGCGCCGGCCGGCGCATGATCCGGCGATCCCGTACCGCTGGGGCGTGCAGGACGGTTGACAGTATTGATTCGGGCGTATGGCTTACACCTACGGCACACCCGCCAGTACCACTCTTTCAGAAACAGTCGCCACGTCCTTCGAGCGGCTCTTTGTCCAAGGCGCCGATGGCGCCGTCAAGGCCGGCTTTAAGAAATACGCTCAGGGCGAGAAGCGCGTGGAGACCTACAGCAGCACGCTCCCCACGCTGGCCAGCGGCACAATGGCCAACGGGGCCGTGGTGGGTTTTGAGTATCGCGAAACCAACACGGACGAGCCCCGCGTGACGGAAACGCAGCTGTCCTGGAGCGCCATTCCGTAAGGAGTAGATCATGGCCGTAGGCACCACCATTTCCATCAGCGGACTTATCGTCACCAACGCGACCCTCACCGGCACCGTTGATCAGTTGATCACCGAAAGCGGCTCGCAAAACACCGTTCCGCCCGTCAAGGAAGCCTACAACGATCGCGTGGAAGCCAGCATCGAGGGCATCGACGACGGCTACACCGCCGCCAACACCTTCACCGCCAAGGGCCTGACCTTCCAGACCACCAGCGTGGAGCGCCGCCGCACGCTGGGCGACGTGGCTAAGGTTTCGCTGCGCGGCATCAATTACCCGGATCTGACCTAAGCCTCCGGGCCCCACGCCGTGGCCCTGGATAAACTATTTTCCGAGAGCTTGGTCAACCGGGACGACCACGTCGTCCTAGGCGTCCGCCTGCAGCCCTTGTCTCTCTGGCACGCCACGCTCCTGGAGCTGATTGAAAGCCCGCTGTGGCACGGCAAAAGCGGCGTCACCATGACCGATCTGCGCCTGGCCGTTTCGATCTGCTCCGGCAAATGGCCGGAGTACCGGATCCCGCAGGGATGGCGTCTCATGCTGTGGGCGTTTCGCTCCCGGCGCTGCCGGCTGGCCGTGGAGGCCGCCAAGTTTTCCGCCTACATCCGGGATTTTCACGCCCCGCCGATGCTGTGGGAAAAGGAGCAGAAGGAGCGGCCGAAGGGGCCGGAGCTGTGCCCGTTGCCCCAACCGCTGGACGTGGTGGCGTGGCTGGTGCGGCACGGCTTTGGCGAGGACAGAAGCTGGACGATGCCGATCGGACTGGCGCACTGGTACTACGTGGCCATCGCCAAGCAGCGGGGCGCGGAGGTGGAGCTGGTCAGTCCGGGCGAGCAGGTGGCGATTGAGAAGGTCAAAGCCCGCCGCGGCATGCAGAGGGCTGGGTAATGGCCTTAAAAATATCCGTTGATGATAGGAAGTTTCAGCGCGCCCTAAAAAGATTTTACGCCGCCAGCGAAAAAGACCGAGCGGCTATTCTTAAGGCGCAAGGCAGGTTGATTTGCGTCAATTTGGCCTTTCAGACCGCTCCGTTTGGTAAAGACAAAGCCGCCAAGCTAAGAGGCGAGGGAAGCGCCCAAGCGGACATCAACCGCGTGTACAAGGGGCCGGCCATCGTGCACCGAAATATCTGGAACTCCGGGCAGGGGAAAGACCTGCAAAACATTGAGGACAGCCGCCAAGCCGCGGCCGCTTTTGTGCGGCTGGTGCGCGATGGCAAGACGGCAGAGGCAGAGAAACTTTTGCAGGATCTGCGGATTGATAAGCACAAGGAGGCCAAGGTGGCAAAATTCGATGCGGGCGTGGCCGTAAAGGCAGCCCGTCATGGCCCACGAAAAAAAGTGAGCCGCAATCAATTCGTCCAGCTGGTACCCACGGACTACAACTCGTTGAAGAAATTTGCCAAAAAGGTGCAACAGCGCGTGGGCTTGGCCAAGGCCGGATGGGCCAGTGCCGCAAAATGGCTGGGCGGCATGCGGGATATTCCGGCCTGGGTGCAGCGCCATACGGATGGGCGGGCTCTCAGCAGCCTGGACGATCAAAGCCAAAGAGGTTCACGGCCTTATATCAAGATCACCAATATGGTTCCCTACGTAAGCCGCTGTATTTCGTCAGGGCAAATCCAGCGCGCCCTTGACATCCAAAGGCAAAAAATGATTAAGGCAATTAACATTGCCACCTCCAAAGCGGCGAAGGCCAACGGGTTATGAGTGAGTTAACCGTCAAGACAGGGGTGGACGCATCCGGCTTTGAGACCGGGCTCAACCGTCTGCAGGGCAGCGTCCGCTCCTTTGCGACCGCCGCGGGGGGGATTTTGGCCGGCGCCTTTGCGTTTGATAAGCTGATGTCGGGATTAGATGCCGCCATCCAAAAGGGCGATCAGCTGCAGGATTTGGCCAATAAGTTCGGCATCTCGGCCTCCAGCTTGCAGAAGATCGGGAACGCCGCCGAGCTGTCCGGCGCCAGCCTTGAAAGCGTGGCGGCTGCCATGAACAAAGCTGCGGTCAACGCGCAAAAGGCTGTGGCCGGAGACGAGGCCCTGGCGGCAGGTTTTTCCGCCATTGGAATTTCAGTTGAAAATTTACGTTCCGCCAGCCCGGAAGATTTGCTGGCAGCCTTTAGCACCTCGCTCCGCAGCGGGGCAATCGCCGGGCAGGAGTTTAATCTGGCCGTGCAGCTTTTTGGCCGATCTGCCACGGATCTGATACCCACTCTTTCGCAGGACTTCCAGGCCTTGGGTGAATCGATGGGCGTCATGTCGAACCAGACAATCGCCAATTTATCCGCCGCCTCGGATGCATTAAAAACATTTGGCAACGGGGTGACCTTGGTTTTTGCCGGCATCGTGAACAAAATCATGCAGGCGTTGGAGGCTTACGGCCGTTTTGCGGCCATTCGTCCCATCGTAAAGTTTTTTGATGATTCTCGTGCCTCGGCTTCAGCCAGCCTTCAAAAAGCCGCTCAGGCTCAATCGGAGGTTGCAAAATCAAGTTTTGATAAAGAGCGTGACCGCATGGACGTGGCCGAAGCCCGTCAAGAGCTTCGCGTTATGGAGGCCGGAATCGCCGGAGCCGCCGCCGCGGAAAGGGTGCTGGCAAATTTTACCCCCGGGGTTGCTGTTGGCCCTGATCAAGCAACACCAGGGGCAAAAGGAAAAACATCAACGCAAGTGCTTGCCGATTCCCTCCAGCAGGTCGGAGGCGGCGGTCGTTTTACCCAGATCGGCGTTGCAGATAGCACACAAAGGGATCAGCTTGCCGTGCTAAAAAACATTGAGAAAAACACCGCTAAAAGCGGGGCTGTGTTTATGGGCAAAGCGTATGACATAGGAGTTGAATAAAGCATGCCTTTTACCTACGAGCAGCCAGGCCGGACAGAAACGCAGGATCAGAGCGGCAAAAAAACCCTAACGATCACCTACGTTGGGGATGCGGTTGCGACCGCTCCGACAGTTTCAAACGCTTCTCTTTATTCCAGGACGGTCGTCACGGCTGAGGCTGGAATGATCAGAACGACCTTTCAGTATAACCTCACGCAAGCTTCGGGTGCACTAGGCGGAGCCAGTGCCGGTGGCAACATTGCTGGCATAGAAATCGTCGGAAGCCTTCGGACTGTTCCTCTGCAGGCGCATCCCAGATACAAAGACCTGACCGCCGAGGAGCAGAAAGAGGTAAGGGATTTTGTGCAAAATCCAATTTCTGGGTCAAAAGCATTGCCTGCATCTTGGTCAAATTTCGCCGGAGTCGACATGATGGCCGAGCTGGCCACAAAGCTTCTTGAGGGGCAGGAAAGCTACTATGAGCCTTCTGTAATTTTAAGGAAAACTACTTTTTCCTCGACCATTCCCTCTGGAGATAAGCTTGGCAAAATTTCAGATCCGGATGTTGATTATGATTCTGCTCCAGAGGATTCAGACTGGCTTCTGGTCAATGTATCGGCACGTGGTCAGTCTGGAGCCTATACAATTACTCAGGAGTATGAGCTTTCTGGCGAGGGTGGCTGGGACGAGGATATTTACAGCCCATAGCCATGGCTTACGACCAGCCCGACAGCTTTCAGATCGGGCCTTTCGAGGTCCGTCAAAACCCATCCCCCCGGGAACTGGCCGAAAAGCTCAACAAGCTGCGGGAAGCCGTGGAGCAGGTGCGCTTGCAGCCCGGCCCTGGGTACGCCATCAACCGAACCAGGGGTGGCACGACCATTCAGTTGCTGTCGCGGTCAGGATCGGCGGTGCGGGAGACATGTCCTTTTGACGTCTCCCTGCAGACTTCCGGGTCAAGCTATAAAATCAAGGTGGAGCCCGGCACGGTTAACGGCCTGTATGCGACAAACTACGCCGACTGCCTTTCCTTTGCGTCCACCAGCCTTTCCGTGGCCAAGTCTGGGACGACTAATGTGGTGGTCGATGTCACCACCGACGGCAAGCAGGTGACCGCCTTTTCCATGGCCACCTTGGCCACCATGTCCGCCATGATCCCCACCACGCCGCTGGCGCCCACTAGCTTCAAGTGGCCGGTGGCCCACATTAAGGAGGGCGTCGTCTACAAGACCATCGGCTGCGGCAGCCTGCAGGCCACGGTGAAGGAAAACGTGCGGGTGGCCAAAGCCCCGGCCACGCAAGGCGACAATGCTTACGAAATTTATTATTACTGGCTGCTGGAAGCGTTGTAATGTTTTCGTATCACCACTTGAGAACAGACGGGTTTGCCCGGACTTACTCTTATTCATGGACAAACACGGTTGACCCCATCACCGATCCAAACCCTAATTACAATATCCCAGGATCAGCTGGGCTAGACTCATCAGTTTACAAAACCTCGGTGTATCTTAGCGGATCGCATTTTGTTTCTGAAATATGCGAGGAAGTTGGGCTAATTAACGGCGGCCGCGCTATCGGAACAAATCGAACCTCCTATCCTTACGGCACCTCTGTCAGTAACACCGTTCCTGGCACTACGACCCGCGCCAGAAGCTCGACCACAATCAATGCGCTGGCCGTTCCCAGCACTGTTCTCGTTTCCGACAATACCAGCGGCACTTTTACCAAAGAAGCGGATGGGATAAGCAGCTGCACCAGGTCGACCACCTACACCCATTCCTCAACTTCCAGCACGCTGTTTTCCACTGCGTACTTTTCCAACAGCCTTACCACCCTTTCCGCCTCCACTTCGGCAGTCGGAACCATTGCCGCTCCCTCCACGGCTAGCTTGACCATGGTCACCACCACCGCGCATGTCTTTGGGCAATTCTTTAGCGAGCGCAGGTGGTTTGCCGGCAAGGAAAACCCTCCGCCCTTAAGGCGTGCGGCCTTGCCTTTGGCTATTCCTGTTTCGTCCATCACTCATTATCTTACCCAATCAACAGGTGACGTAATCCTAAACTCTAGTCTGATGATAACTTCGGCCTTTTCCTCGACTACCTCAAGCGAAAACATTTTCGCAGGAGACTCTGCAGGTGGAGGTGAAACTATTAGAACAACGTTTACGAGCAGCGCAAAGGGCTATTGCTTGACTTATTTTACCCAGAGCGAAATAAATTTAATTATCTCCGCCAGCCGACCCGTTTTTTCTGAAATCATTTTCAATTATGACACAGGCTTTTCCCAGGCCGGCTCGGCTCTTGCTTTTAGTCCATCCCCAGAAGGAATCGGCGGTCGGCTCGCCCCTTTTGCGCTTAATGCCAGTTATCCCTCTATTTATACAACAATCCGCCGCGGACAGACCGTCAATGGTTCCTCTGCTTCCTTGGCGTGGATCTACAGCCAGTCCTCGTGGTCATTGCGCGCCAGTCTAAAAAACACATCCACCTCCACCACTTTATGGATTTCCGTTAATTTAACTGGTCAACCGTCATCTGAGTCGTCATCGGCCATCAGCCCGGTCGGAATAAGCACCGCCCTTCTGGGTCCTCTTTATCCCTTCAGTATCTCCGGCGGCAACGCCGTCCATTTTAGCCTGGCCAACGACCGGACAGATTCTGTTTCGGCTTTCTACGGATACAGCAACACTGGAATGACTACTGGCACCTCAACTCAGTTTTCATCCTCTGCTCCGCTATCTGCATCCACCTCATTTTTATCCGGCCAGACAGATTCCACTTTTAAGCGGTTTTACGCCGGCCTGCGCGCGGCCAGCTTTTCCACCCAGTCAACCAACCTCCCGCCATTGAATGTAAACGAAAATTTCAATCCTTCTCTTTTGGAAACTCCCGCCATTCTCAACGGGGAAAAGTGGAACGAGGCGGGCCGCCAAGATGCGGTCAGCGTAATTGTGTGATCTGCCTGACCACATTTTTTACTCGCAGCTGGTGCTATTCCGTGCCCAGCTGGGCCGAGCACTGCGCCACCGCCATGCGTGGCGAGCCCGGCCACCTTATTCTGGCCACAGACGATTCGATTGAATGCGCCCAGATGGTGGCGCAAGTGGCACCAAAATTCCCATCCTTGATCCTGCACCATATCGTAATCGGCCAAGCGGACGACCGTCAAAAAGCCTACCAAGACGAGGCCCAGTTTATTATCGCCCGGCTGCAGCAAGCTGCCTTTGCCAAGGCCCGGGATTTGGATTGCGACCAATGCTGGTCCGTGGAAAGCGACGTACTGGTGCCGCCCAACGCCCTGCTTGTGCTGCGCGACACTCTGGGTTTCGACGCCGGCTATTATTCCGTCGCTATGGTCACCTATCCGAACGGCCAGTTTTTGGGTGGCCGAGGTACCGCCCAGCACCCCATTGCCGAGGATTTTACTCACGAGGAACGACAGATCCCAGAGGCTATGCAAAAGGAAATTGACGCCAGGGACAAGCGCCTCAAGGACCTGTCCAAAAAAAAAGAGCGCCCGAGCGAGGAGGAGCTGAAGCAATGGGGTGGGCTGGACAAGCGGATCCGGGAGTGCCCGCCCAAGGGCAACATTTTTGAGCTGCAGGCCAAGGGCTGGCGGAAAAGGGGATGGCTGGAAAGCGCCTACCCAGCCATCGGCCGCGGAGCCATCCTGCCCACGGACTGGGTGGGACTGGGCTGCACCCTGCTAAACAAAAAGGCCCTCTCTTTGGCCACTTTCGAGGGCTACGACCTTAAGGGCACTCAGGACCTTTTTCTTTGCTGGAACCGATGGCACCCGCACGGCCTGCGGATGGCAGTAATCCCACACGTCGTCTGCTCCCACGTGAAGCGGAAGGTGGATCAAGACGGACGTCGCACCGATGAGATTGAGGTGCACGAGGCGTACCATGAAATGGGCGGGGAGTACGACGGGCACCTGCGCTGGCGGTTGAAAAAGTTTTACGATTTTAACACCGCCCCGTCTTTGACACGCCCTCCTTCGCCGTAACCCCATGCCCGCACCCACCTACAACATCACGATCGAGCAGGGGGCGGACTGGACCCGGGACCTTTTCCTCACCACCGCCACCCAGGGGACGATCGACGTCTCCGGCCGGACGTTTAAGGCCGAGATCCGTCAGTACCCCAGCGGCACCGTGGCCACCGCCATCGCCTGCAGCGTCGTCTCGGCCCCTGGCGGTCAGGTGCGGATGAGCGTGACCAGCGCGGCCGGCCTGCTTGTGCCCACCGCCGGGGCGAAGTGGGATCTGTTTATGGTGACCAGCGCCGGAGTCAGCACCCGGCTATTGCAGGGATCCGTGGCTCTCAGCCCCAGGATCACGGTGACATCCTAAACGTAAACGTAAACCTAAACGAAAAACACCATGTCCGATATTTATCTGTCCTTAACTGAAACGCCATCCGTCGTAACGCTATCCCAGCCCGTCATCGGCAGCTCCGTGGCCGCCACCGTCACCGTGGCCAACACTGTCACCGTGGCGCTGGACGCAAACAGCCTCTCCGCCCTGGAGAATGTGACGGTGACCGTGGGCGCGGCGGTGTCGGTTTCCAACTTTCCGGCCACCCAGACCATTGCGGGGACGGTCACGGCAAATGTTGGCCCGTCGATTGTGGGCGATAGGGGCGGCGGGTCGGTTCCCATTAACGCTGTCGCCATTGGGCATGAGGTCGTCGGGGACGGATTTTACAATGTATCAAGCGATAAGCCTTTCCCAATTTCCGGAGCCATCTCCGGCACAGTCACGGTAGGCAACACGGTGACGATTGCTGGGGCGGTTGCGGTATCTAACCAACCATCAGAAATTGTTATCAAGGGCTATGACATTGCTGATGATGAATACGAAGTTTTGCGAACCGATCCTGATGGGATACTTTATGTCACACCTAACTCCCCGATAAGTGTGCTATTACGGGACGGGTGGTCGAATTTAATTACCTCTACCACCAGTGACACCAAAAGGGGGATTGATTCGAATATAATTTCTTCAGTCACCATCGGATCACTTCCGGCCATCTCCGGCACGGTCACGGCAAACATTGGCGTAAGTACCTCAATTTACGGTACACTTGTAGACTTTAATGATGGGGAAGGTTTTAGAATCCAACCCGGGTCATCGGTCAGCGTAAGCAACTCCGTCACCATCGGTTCACTGCCGGCCATCTCCGGCACGGTCACGGCGAACAATCCATCCGGCGCACTTACCACCCGCTTCGGCTCCGTCACCACGGCCAATACCGCTCAACTGACCAGTGCGGTGACTAACGCTTCCCGCAAATTTCTCCTTGTTCAAAACATCGCCACTAGCACCGTGACGATCGGGATCGGCTTTGCCCCCACGACCACCCAGGGCATCCAGCTGACCGCCGGGGCCGGACTGACCTTCGATGCGTTTTGCCCGACCGGCGGGGTGTGGTGGCTGTCGTCCACCACGGGATCGAATTTCTCGATCCTAGAAGGGTAGGCCATGGGCTTCTTCGGCGGCGGAGGGGGGGCGGCTCCCGCAAACATGGGCGGCGCGACCAGTTCAGTCGCAGGCACGGCTGGCTTGGTTCCTGCTCCGGCGGCGGGGAGCCAAAAAACATTTTTAAGGGGAGATGCAACTTTTAAGCCGATTGAGTATATGTTTCGTGCGCCAGTAAATAATCTGACTCACAACATGGGGGCAGTAAACGGAAGCTCCGTTCCATTCTTTTCTATTTTATTTGCAGTCGGTGGATCAACAGGGACACTTACTGCGCTTCAATGCAGATTTACGCCAATCCTAATTCCCAAAGCTGACACATACACTCGACTTGCGGCAGATGTAAATAATAGCAACGCCTCAACAAATTGCTGTATTGCAATCTATTCGCCATCCTCAACAACATATTTGCCAGAAACAAAGCTTGCAGATACCGGCTCAATGTCCACGGCAACAGCCGGAGTTATTGAGGGAACTATCTCTCAATATCTTGATGAAGGATTTTACTGGCTCGGTATTTGTTGCGACTCCAGCCTTGTCCAGTTTAGAGGAAACAACAGCGCACAATGGTCAATGTTTGGAACAAACAGACCAAACGCAGGAGAGGGAAGGACTCACGATATTCAGGTTCGGCTTACAAATACGATTGCAAGCATTACAAGCTGGCCTGCAACCATAGCGACCGGCGACCTTACGCTTAATAGTGATCAAGCTATTAATCTTGCCATAAGAAAAATATGAAATCCTTTTTATTTTCAAACGGAAGTCTTGTTTCGTCTTTTGATGATAGAAACATTGGTCAATGCCAAAAAGAAAACATTGAAAGAAGCAGAGAATTTGCCACAAGCGCAATCATTCAAGCCGGAATAGACGAGAAAGCTCAAATTAACGCCATCGCTGGCATCTACCCGCCAGAGCGTTGCGAGGCGATCAAGTCCTACATTGCCGCCTGCCGAAACGAATACTTGCGTTGCAAGGCTCTGATCCTTTCTGCCCAAACCAACGACGAGGCCGATGCCGTCCAGTTCCTCGCCCCGCCCGTGCCGTCCGGCCTGTGACCTATGGCCACCGCCTACACAATGGCCGACTTTGAATCGGCGATAAAATACCTTTGCGATGAGGGATATATAGAACGCTTTACAGATGCCGATGGGAACGAGTGCGTCCGTATTTGCGAAGGCGCAGAGGAGTGTGAGGTGTGAGCGATTCCGACATCCTGACCGAGCTCCGCATCGCCGTGGCAAGAATTGAGCAGCGCCAGATCCACATCCTGGAATTATTCGAGGACCACAAGGGCAAGATGAAGGCCCTAGAGGACGAGGCCGGCACGATCAAAGGCCGGGTCTGGCTAATCTCCACCATCGTTTTTGGGGTGCTAGCGGCCGCTTGGGAGATCATTAAAAACCGCCTGCTCGGGCACTAAATTTTTTTACCGCCGAGACGCGGAGACGCTGAGGGTTACTTCAGAAAATCTCTGCGCCCTCTGCGCCTCAGCGGTAAAACCCTCTCTTTCCGGTGTTTGACACTTGGCCGCTAGGTATGGACCTAATCACCCACCTTGCATCGAACTGGCAGTCTTATTTGGGCGTCGTCACCGCCGTGCTGGGTGCGGCCATTGCCGTCGCCACCCTGATCCCCGGGGACGAGCCGGAGCGGACGCTCCAAAAGATCGTCGATTTCATTTCGCAAATCTCCCGCAAATAAGGGGAGGGGATGATCACCGGTGCCCTTACCGTCCTCGGCACCCTCTTGGCGCTGGTTCTCTGGTGGCTCCAGAACCGCGGGAAAAACCGGCACGAATATCGGGACGCCATCATTGAGGCCGAGCGGCGCAAGCGGGATCAGAAGATTGATTCTTGGTGGACTAAGCGGCCTCCTGCTGGCTCTTAGCCTTGCCGGCTGTGCCACGGTCACGCCGATTGCGGACGGCCCGCCTCCGCGCCCGGAAACAATCGAGGCGCTCATCTACGAGTGGGACAAGATCGAAAGAAAAGAAGGCTCCGCTCCGGCCGCTTACCGCGACCAGTACGTCTCCGCGCTTAAGGCGCTATCTGCTAGCCTGGCTGAAACAGAGCGCTGGCGGCACCGGGCCGAAAGCAAATGACCTGGCGGCAGATTGTTGACCGCAGCGAGGGCCACATCGCCAAGCTGGCTCCGGGATTCCGGGAGCGGGTGGCCAAGTGGTATCAAGAGCTGACCGCTAAGCGGATCCCGGTGCTGATCTACTGCTCAGTAAGGACACCGGCGGAACAGGATGAGCTCTACGCCCAGGGCCGGACTAGGAAGGGAACCAAGGTGACCAACGCCAAGGGCACGCCCGTGGCCCAGTCGTTCCACTGCTACGCCCGGGCGATCGATGCGGTGCCCTGCGCCAACACGGCCGCCGGTGGATACACCCCCAGCTGGGATGACGAAAAAACGTACCAGCTTCTGCGCAACTGCGCCGAAAAGTATGACCTCCGCTGGCTTTCGTTTGAGACTCCCCATTTCGAGGACGGTACTTTTAAAGACTGGCGGGCCTTGAGCCTGTCGAAGGGGGAGCACGACGGCCCCGGCACCCGGATCGCGGAAAAGAACCGGCAAAAGATGCAGGCCGAAAACAGCCCCGTGTCCAGCGGCAGTACGAAGCAGGTTCGTAAGGTAAGGATCCGCAAGCCATGACGCACGGCGTTACACCCCCGATGTCCAAGGAGCATGAGCTGCACCTGGCCTCCATCATGGAGGCGTTCATCAAGGACTTTTCCAAGAAGTACCGCAAGGGGCAGGCGGAGCACGGAGGAGCCCTCTGGATGCGGCCGTGCTGGGCCGATGCGATCAGCGAGGTGCTGGATTTGGTATCGTATGTTTACACCCATAAGGTCCAGCTTTCCGTCATTGCCGATCTGGCGCTGAAGGGGGCGGAGGACAAGACCGTGGCTGCGGCGGACGCAAGGGAGAGCTGCGTGAGGATACTGCAAGTGCTCCAAGGGCTTCCGGGTTACGAGGACAAAAAGTAAGAAGGCTCCTAAGCCTTTGACACATACGGCGTAGCAATGGCCCGCATTTTACTGGTCGTCAGTGACCTGCACTGTGGATCCGAGGTGGGGCTTATGCCGCCCGACACCACCGTCCGCACCGGGAACAAAATCTCCTTTGGCGGGAACGTGCACCAGGAGTGGCTGTGGGCGTGCTGGACGGACCTACAGGCGCAGTTTGCCCGGATCCGCGGCAAGGATAAGTATGCCCTCCTGCTCAACGGGGACCTCACGGAAGGCATCCACCACAAATCTATCGAAAGCCTTACGCAATCCATCGAGGATCACGCCAATATGGCGATCGAGGCCGTGGGCGGTCTGGCGGCCAAGGCCCAAAAGACCTTCGTCACGCTGGGCACGGAGGTTCATACCGGCCTCATCGAGCACTACATCGCCAAAAAGATCGGGGCCGAGGGCAAGGGGGCAAAGGCCAAGTGGCTTTTCCGTATGGCCGGATGTCTGGTGGATGCCACCCACCACATCGGCGTGACCAGCCGCGCCTACTTGGAGGCGACCAGCCTTTCGATCACTATGGGCAACGCCCGCCTCAACAGCATGCGCTGTGGTCAGGAGCCGGCCCGGATCTACCTCCGCGGCCACCGGCACACCGGGGGCTGGTTCTCGGACGGGCAGGGGATGATCGGCGTCACCGGCGGATGGCAGTTTTTGACCCGCTACGGCCGGAAGGTCGTGCCGGACGCCATCCCCAGGCCCAGCGCCATGGTGCTGGACTGGCGACGTAAGCGGGACGGAGAGCTGCCGGAAGTGACGGAGATTGTGTTCACGCCCGATCAGGATGAAATCACCACAGTATAAGCCGGAGGACCTACAGGCCAGCGCTTGGCGGGCTGCCTTTAAAAAGGTGAACCAAAGCCAAGCGGAGGTGATTCCGCCGGGCTGGCATACGCCGGATGAAATTGCGGAGAAGCTGGGGTACTGCAAAGAGGTGGCCATGCAGAAGTGCCGTGAGATGGCCAAGGTGGGAATGGTGGAGCGGCGGGATTTTAAGGTGGCGTGGGGCCACATCGTGCGGCCGCGCCCCCACTATCGCCTAATCAAAAAGAGCGCAAAAAGCGCCTAAAAGCTCCGCGGTGATCCGCGCAAGCCTGTCCTGTTTGGGACGTTTTTACTCTGTATATTCACAAATTTGTATAAATTTCTTGTGAATTAACCCATTTGTTGGGTTGATAATGTCGGCATGAAAACACAAGAAATCGAACAGCCTAGAATCGGTTACTGTGGAATCGACGATCGGCATCTCCTAGCAGTGTTGGGGGAGATTCTGGTCAATAGCCGGATCCCGGACGGAACGCCGGATCACGAAAAGGAAATCATCCGCTGGCTCCTCGCCTATGAGTATGAGGGGGACGACGGCCGGAAATCCTACCACCTGAGCGTGCGGGGCCATCTGGTCTACGACCTGCTGGCCAGCGTGGGCGCAAGCCAGTGGGAGGCCGGTCGTGAGGAATGGTGACCGGCGCTGCTACTGCCGCCGCCATGCGGACCTTGGCCGGATCCGGGAGATCCTGAGCCATGTCCTTGTGTGCCGTGAGTTGCCGGAGTTTATGACCATCCGGGAGCGCAGTTTGGTGTTGCGCAGTTTGGTCATGCACGTCCCACACGGCAACGGCTTCGGCTGCCCCACCTACTGCCTGACCTGGCGGGGTCAGGAGGTGCTACTGGAGCTGGATACGAATCGAACCACCAAGCGAAAGGAGGCGGTTAAATGAAACAACGCATCATGGAATTGATCCAACCATCCACCCCGCAAAGCTACGGGAACATGACTCAGCAGAGGCTCCAGCACGTCCTCAACTACGTGCTCAAGTGGTCGTACCTTCCCGACGACATCACCCACGAGGAGCAGGTGGCGATCCTTTATGAGCTGGTGAATCCGATCGAAACCGAGAACGGCGAGGAGATCCATCGGCTCACCGAGGACGGGGAAAAGCTGCTTTGCTATTTCCTGTTCGGCCCCTGGACGACGCAGATTTAGTCCTTTAGCCGGCCCTTCCAGTTCGTGTTGCCCTTGGGGGCCCCGCCTTTGCGGGCGTTGCGGGCCGCTGCCTTGGCCTTGCGCCTGGACTTAACCCGGCCGAGGGCGCGATAGAACAGCTCCGGCGGCACTGGCTGCTGGCAGGTGGGGCAGATGACCTTGGCGGGCACGCGGTATCCTTGCCCACAAAAAAGGCGGGTCAATCCTCAGGTTGATGGCCGTAGGCTTTAAGAAGCTGCCGCAAAAGCATGTTCGTCCGGCGTGTCTCCACCAGCTGCTCGTCAGCCTTGCCTCGCAGATCCTGCAAAAGGTGGCGGCACTTGTAGACGTAGTAGGGCATGAGCACAGCCATGACGGCCAGGACAACTAAGCCAAAGAGAATTGGCAGAAAAAACAGTGTCCACGCCCCGTCAGCCGCTTCGGCAATCATATCCCTTTTGTCCTAGTTTTTGCCCGTGACCGAAGGACCGCATATTTCGCAGGGGTCTCGTGGAGGGCGTTTCCCAGGTTAACCTCCCTTACCAAAAGCATGGTGACCAAGGCAGACAGGCTGACGCCCGTTCTTTTCGCGTGGCCTTCCGCCCTCCGCTTGACGACAGGATCGATGGTTAAGGTTGTCTTTTCCTTTTTCAGCATATCAACGGTACGTATAAAATACGTATCCAGTCAAGGGCTCAAAAAAAAATTACAAAAAGGTCTTGCCAACACGTATACCATACGTATTCAAGACGCGTGGCACGAGGAACCCTAAACGGCAGGCGGGCGGAAAAAACCACGCTGACCATTCCTGCCTCGGTAAAAAAATCGGCTTTCCGTCATGCCGCTAAAAAAAGAATTTCGTTAAGCCAGCTCGTCACTCATCTCATCGCACGCGAGGTGGGGAATGGAAAAACAAGCTAGTTGTTTATGACCTCGGGGGCTTTCAACGGTGACGGTGCCATGGGAAACGGGAGGCCCCCGCATGCGGAATATCTCTCTGCCGCTCTGGCGAAGCGCGCTTTTAACCAGGCGATGAAACTGAAAGAGCTGGCGGCAGCTTACGGGATTGCCTACGGCAAGATGCGCCGGATGTCTTTGGAGCCTGGGTTCCCCATCGTGCTGGGCGTGGTAGTGCCGGGGGATTTTGACCGCTGGCGGGCGGAGGCGGCTGGCCGGCGTCCACAAACCGGCGCAAATCCTCTACCTCGTGCCGGACGTACATCTCGTGAACTAGCTCTGAACCGTGGTTTAACAGCCGCATGGCCGCACCTATTGGCACACCTGCCCGGCGCAGATTCGACGCGCGCGTAACCCGGAGGCAGTGAAAACAGTGCAAATACAGCCCCAGCCTATCAAAGACCGGTCGGAAGTAGGTGGACGCCTTGGCCGGCAGACGGCAGGTGATCGGCAGCCCAGC